ACTATTAGCACCGCCCAAACAATAAGTAACTTAACCAGTTCAGGTACAACTTGCACCTTAGTAACTAGCTCGGCTCATGGTCTTGTAACAGGTAATCAAGTCACTATAACGGGTGCAAGCCCTGCTGCTTATAACGGCACATTTAAAATTACTGTGACCAACGGCACGACTTTTACTTATACAGCACTATCAGCACCAGCTACTAGTCCTGCAAGCCCATTAGGGTCATATACAGTTGCTAAATTCATTACTGGTGTAGATTCTAGTAACCTAATTCATGTTAATTTGCATAAAGACCGCCTTTATTTCATAGAAGAAAATACTTTAAATTTTTGGTATTTAGGTGCTAACGCTATTAGTGGTGCTGCAACTTCCTACCCATTAGGTGCTATTGCCCGTAATGGTGGTTACATTATGGCAATGGGTACTTGGACATTAGACGCAGGTTACGGAGTCGATGATTACGCTGTTTTTGTTACAAGTAACGGAGAAGCTATTGTTTTTAAAGGTTCTGACCCAGCCGACCCTACCGATTGGTCATTAATTGGTGTATGGCAATTAGGTCAAGTCTTTGCTAGACGCTGTTTCTTTAAATTTGGTGGAGATTTATTGCTAATTACCCAAGACGGAATCGTACCTTTGGCTGGGGCATTACAATCCTCTCGATTAGACCCCCGAATTAACATTACCGATAAGATATACAACGCTGTAAGCGAAGCCGCAGACCTTTATAACGCAGAATTTGGTTGGCAAATCCACTATTACGCTAAACAGAATATGTTGTTATTCAATATTCCCGTAATTGGTGGTCAACAACAATATGTCATGCACAACATTACAAAGGCATGGGCTAGTTTTACTAACATTAATGCCACTTGTTTTGAGGTTTATGAAGAAAATATGTACTTTGGGGGTAATGGGTTTGTTGGTAAATTTTGGGATGGACTGTCAGATAACGACCAAAATATCAAGGCTTCTTGCCAACAGGCGTATAGCTATTTTGACGCTAGAGGGCAGTTAAAACGATTTACTATGGTACGCCCTATCCTCTTTACCGATAATGGCACACCGACAGTTTTATGCGGTATAAACACCGATTTTGACACCCAAAACAATGTTGGACAGGTTAGTTTTAACCCTGCCTTAATTTCTGTGGGTGTTTGGGATACTTCTACATGGGATAACTTTGATTGGGGCGGTGGAAATACAATCTCTAAACAATGGCAAGGCGTGACAGGTATAGGTTATGCAGCAGGTATTATTTTAAGTATTGCAACGCAAGATATTGATGTGCGGTGGGCTAGTACAGACTATGTAATGGAAAGGGGTGCTGTTCTGTAAATGCGACAAGTTACGACTGAAAACCAACGCTATTTGGGGGAATGGTTGGTTAGAATCCTTAACTTTCCCTTACCTGAAACCACCCAATGTATTGGGCAGTTAAAAGATGGCAATTTGGTAGCAGTAGCGGGTTATACCAATTTTATGCCAAAGGCTTGTGAGATTCATATTGGTAGTGTTGGTGAGCATTGGGCTAGTAAAGATTTTATATGGGCGGTATTTGATTACCCCTTTAATAAACTTGGACTTAGCGTTATACTAGGGCAAATCTGTGCTGATAACACAGATGCCCTAAAGTTAAACCGACATTTGGGCTTTAAGGTTGTAGCTAAAATACCTGATGCCCACATGAGTGGTGATTTAGTGATTATGGCTATGAAAAAAGAGGAGTGTCGGTTTCTTAACATCCGATGCTCTTTAAACAAGGGAGAATAGTATGGGTGGTGGTGGATTTTTAGGATTAGGGCCTGCCCCAAGTGCCCCTGCACCCCCTGATTATACGGGGATGGCTAGAGAAACTGCTACAGGCAATATTGATGCGGCACGAGTCGCTACTGCGGCTAATCGGGTTAATCAAGTCACGCCCTATGGCAGTCTTAAGTATGATATTACTGGTTCTGACCCTTATGGAAACCCTACTTATACCGCTACACAAGCATTAAGCCCTGCACAACAACAAATTCTTGATTATCAAAACCAAGCTAGTATTGGTTTAGGCAGACTTGCAGGTCAAGGTTTAGGCTATGTTGAGAATATGTTGGCAAGCCCGTTTGATACAAGCAAATTACCAAGCACAGGGATTAATCCTAGTCAGTCTTATCAAGATGCTTATATGCAACGCCTTGCCCCACAAATGGCACAAAGTCGAGAAAGATTAGAGCAACAATTAGCCAATCAAGGTATTCAACTAGGCTCTGAGGCTTATGACCGAGCCATTCGCAATTTTGACCAAAAACAAAACGATTTATTGTTAGGTGCAACAACTCAAGGATTTGATGTTGGAAATCGTGCAAGAGCAGCAGCTTTTGGAGAATTAGCATATCAAAGAAATGAACCAATTAATACTTTATCTGCGGTGCGTACAGGTTCACAGGTACAAGGCCCACAATTTGTTAATTCGTTTAACCAAGCAACAACGCAAGGCCCTGACTTATTGGCTGCATCACAGATGGGATACAACGCCCAAATGGGTGACTTTAACGCTAAACAAGCCGCCCAAGCTAACCTGAATCAAGGTTTATTTAGCTTGGCTGGTTCAGCGATGGGCAAATATGGTTAAAGAAAACATTAAACCTATAGGCGTAATGGCTAACGGGTTAACTCTTTATAGCTTTGAATACAAAGATGAGGTGAAATTTAACCCATTAACGAGCAATAATATCCATGTTGGAATAATGGCTGACGAAGTAGAGCAAGTGTTTCCTTATGCAGTTAAAACCCTCGATGACGGCTATAAAGTCGTAGATTACGGACTATTACCATGAATATGTACAACCCTTACATTCAACAGATGCAACAAACCCAAGACTTAGGTGGGTTAAATCCTGTTTATCAAAACATAGCAAATCAACAAGCTATGCAACAACAGGCTTTACAACAAGGTCAAGGGTTAACTCAGCAAGCTGGGCAAACATCTCAAGGTGGTATGAATCCTATGATGATGGCTCAAATGTTGCGTAAAGAAAATCAGGGAAGCCCTTATTTATCTTCCATTCCAGCCATGATGAAATATGGCTCAGGTAATGTTTATGGTGGATTTGGTCAAGGTCAAACCCCAACCAATGCAAATTGGGATTTAGACGCTCAGGGAATGTAATCATGGCACAACAAATGCTTAATTTAGGGGGCAATTTACCGCCCGAAGAACTGTTAAAACAGCAACAGATTGCTCGCCAACAAAAGATGGCAGAGTTGCTTGTGCAACAAGGTCAGCAAACGCCATCAGGACAGATGGTCGGCAATAGATATGTTGCACCTAATTTCTTTCAATATGTTGCACCTTTATTGCAAGGCTATGTAGGTAAAAAAGAATTAGAAAAAGTAGAGGCAGAACAATTAAAAATGGCTGAAAGATTGCGTGAAAGAGAAGGGCAATCTGTTAAAGAATATTTCCAAGCATTAGAAGGTACGCCTGCTCAACCTGTACCTAAAGGTTATGAATTAGTTGATGCTGGAACGCCAGCAACAGGCCCTAACTATCAAAAAGCTTTACAAATTGCTACAAATCCGTATGCTCCATCTTGGCTTAAATCACAAGCAGTAGAAATGCTTAAACCACAAAAACTTGGAGAAGGCGATGTACTTACTCGCATTAATCCTAGAACTGGTCAAATGGAAACTATTGCATCAGGTGGTGAAAAGTATCGTGCTCCTATTAGTGTAGATACTGGTACAGCTATTGAATTGCGTGACCCTGCCAATCCAACTGTAGTATTACAAAGAATACCTAAATCATTAAGTCCTGCTGATGCCGCTAGGATGCAATTTGAAGGTATAACTGGTGGTGGTATGCCTATGGTCAATGCTCCTGCACAATCATCTAAATTTGCTCCTGCTATACAACCTCAATATCAATACAATCCAAGTATTTCGCCAAAATTAAATCAAGAAGCAGCAGCTAAATTTGCAGAAACTTTAACAAAAAATGAAACAAATGCAAAAGACAGTTTTGATTTAATGAAAGCCGCATCAAAATTGTTAAGTTCAGAAGCACCAAGTTCAGGCAGATTGTCAAATATTGTTACTGGCACAGGAGAAATTTTTAATATTAGTGGTGCAGCATCTAAAGCTGATTCACGATTAAATCTGTTGTCAGGTGCTTTGACAATGAAACAACCACGATTTGAAGGCCCTCAAGGTGTTTTGGATGTAACTTTATATCAAAAACTTGCTGGCGATTTAGGTAACCCAAATATTCCTATTGCCTCTCGTTTAGGAAATATTGAAGAAATGATTAATTTACAGAAAAAATATTACCCTCAAGGTGATTGGGATAGCATTAGCACAAAAACTCAAGGTGAAACCAAAACTGAAGCTGTTAAATCGGCTGGCAAAGTATCTCTTGGTGCACCGCAATATGCTACTAATCCAAAAACAGGTGAAAGAATTGTTTCAACGGATGGTGGTATTAATTGGAAACCAGCGGGGAATAAGTAATGGCACTTCCACAAGGATTTGTTCTAGAAAAATCAAGCGGATTACCTGCTGGGTTTGTTATTGACCAAGGCAACATTATTAATACGGATGTGCCGACTGTTGTAGGTCAAGTACCAAACCCACCTGTAATAGAGCCAAAACGCACAATGATGGATTATGTCAAATCATTGTATGAAGTACCTGCAACTATGGTAACGGGGGCTGCTGCACCATTTTTAGGTGTTGGTAAAGGTATTGTTCAAAACATCCAACAAGGC